AGCGAGAGAGAGGTAAGTGATGAAATATCTGATGAAAGCGATGCATGAGTGGATATTGATAATTCTAGCATTGGTGTGCTTGGTGGTGTTTGGTTTGTATTCCAGCGATTGGATGGCAGGTGAACCGCAAAATCCAAGTTTTGATTATAACATGCTCCAAAGGAGGGGGTGATGGATAATATTGAAATACTAGATACGGTGACAAGGCTGGATATTCCAGCGGGACGCGTAATAGATGGGGCTAAGGAGGCAGATCTTGAAACCGCTCTGGTGATTGGCTGGGATGAAGATGGAGAGTTCTACTTCGCCTCTAGTAAGGCTGACGGCGGTTGTGTTCTCTGGCTACTGGAATTAGCCAAGAAGGAGCTGATGGGAGATGATGACTAGAACGCTAGTGGAAAAGGCTTTGATAAAGCAGAAATGGTATGCGCGTAAGCGTAGGCGACACACCATGCCGATAAGAATGACTACGAAACAAATTAAGGATGCCGAGGAGGGTAGGAAGTGAATGCTAAACATGTGATTAAGCCAAGAGTTGATAGAATCGATGGGCCGGAGGTGCAAGACCGTATAGAGATGGGTATGCTGCTAGAGCAGAGTGCCATGAAAGGTAATAAGAAGGTGTTTATCGATAGGGCAAACAGCACAGGCCTTAAGCCATCCGGGAAAAAGGGCGTTGGTTATGGAATTGAAAGATAAGGTGGTGGCAACGGATGGCAGCTATTGGAAGTTTAGAAGCATGAAGGATGCAGAGGGGTGGCACGATTCCGCTGGGCAGAAAGAAATTCCGCTAGATTTCCTCTCTAATTCCGCTGGGGGTGTGGTGTTGATTCATCCAGCCGATGGCGATGGTGAACACTGGGAAATTAAATTAGTGGGGCGTGATTATGAAGTATCTGTGTGAATATAGCTATGTCGATAATGAAAAGAATAAGATCAAGTGGGTGATGCTGATGGATGAACCAACAGAGCATAAGTTTGACTACGGAAGGTATAGCGCAAAGCCAAAGGTGCTGGCTGAATACCCAGCCGATGCGTGGGTAAAGCTAATGGACTAATGGGTGGGTAGTTGATATTACTTTAAGTGTGTGGTAATTTGGTAATGGTAACAAACCTAGGAGATTATCACAATGAAACAGTTAAAAGCACCAAAAGACGGCTTCAAGAAAGACGCACGCAACACTGCGCCTAAACCTAATGGCGGAAAAGCCAAAACTAAATAATGTTACGTTAAAAGGTAGGTTACAAAATGTCAGATTTTGAAGAACGTAGTATTGAAAACGGGGTTGGCCAAGTGGCTGATCCCGTTGTTGCTGTGAAAGCAGCGCCAAAAGCTACAAAGAAACGCAAGCGCAGAACGCCGGCACAAATGGAAGCAGACAAGAAACGCTCCGAGGCTATGAGCGCGCAGCCCGCCGAAGAGCCAGTTTCTTCTATCATTACTGAAGATCAGGTCAGCCAAGCAGAAACCAAGGTTATCTTGGCGGATAGTGGTATTATTAGCTATGGTGGGCAACGTCCCGGCTCATACCGAGAACAGGATCTGATTGATTATCTCAATTATGTATCAAAAACCGTAGGGTATAAGTTCAAGCTTGACGAGAACGGGGTTCATTATTTCAATAAGAACACAAACTGCGATATGTTCACTACGAAACGGCAGCCGCTTAATTTGATCAAGGTGGCGATTAACAACACGTTCAAGATTCAAATGGGATTTGCCCCTGATAGTGCTGAAGAGGCCATTGAGTTCAAGAAACGCTTTAAGCGTGAAGCCCCATCTGCATTAGATGTGCTGGGTGCTGATTACCGCGAGGAAAGCGTGGGTGTTACTGGTGACGGTGGCCTGAGAATAGGCTAGTTATGGGGTGGCACTGCAAAGTTAAGCCAAGAGAAAGCACGCGAGAGCGTAGAAAGCGGCGCATGATTCAAGAGAAGGTTGATATTTTCTTTGGAAAAGCGCCGCCAAAACCCAAGGGGGATAGAGATGGCAGGTAGGCCGCCTAAATACACAAGTGCAGAACAAATGCAGGAGGCTATAGATGCCTACTATGTGGATTGCAAAGCAAGGGAAGTATCCGTTACAGTCATGGGGTTGGCAAATGCCCTAGATATGACACGGCAATCAGTGCTAAACTACGAAAAAGACGATCTATTTTTTGACACAATAAAAAAAGCAAAGCAGAAAGTGTACCAAGTTATAGAAGAAAAGCTAGTAGAAGAAGGCAAGAGTGGCCAGATATTCTATGCCAAGAACAATATGCCCGGCTATGAGGATAAGATAACCACGAAGCATGAGGGCGCCATAAGCATGGAAGGGCTTTTAGATTATAAAGATGCAAAGGCCAAAGATGGTGACGAAAAGTAGCGAGAACGATACGCTGCTTGAATTGGTGGCTGACTTTCCCGAATATGCCAAGCGATGCTTGAACATAAGAACCAAGCGTGGTGAGATCACAAGGCTGGAGCTAAACAAGGCGCAGCAATACATACATGCAAAGCTAGAAGAACAAAAAGCAAGGACAGGCCGCGTGCGTGCTATCATCGTAAAGGGTAGGCAGCAGGGTTGCAGTACCTACGTGGGCGGGAGGTTTTATAACCTTGTAACGTGCAACAGGGGTTACCAAGCGTTTATTCTAACGCATGAAAGTGAGGCCACCAGCAATCTATTCAACATGACGCGGCGCTACCATGAGGATATGCACCCTGTATTCAAGCCCACCACCAGCAGCGATAGCAGCAAAGAACTGGTGTTTGATAAGATAAGCAGCGGCTATAAGGTGGGCACGGCGGGTAATAGTAAGACAGGGCGTGGTAGTACGATTCAGCTATTCCATGGTTCAGAGGTGGCGTTCTGGGAAAATGAACAGCAGATCGTTTCTGGCATCTTGCAGGCAGTGCCTGATGAGGTTGGAACGGAAGTCATACTAGAAAGCACGGCCAATGGCGTGGGCAATCTGTTTTATACTAGGGCTATGGAGGCCATGCGTGGCGACAGCGATTATCAGTTGATCTTTGTGCCGTGGCATTGGCAGGATGAATACCGCAAGCCATTGCCTAAGGATTTCAAGCATACAGCTGAAGAGTTAGCCCTTGCGCGGGCTTATGAACTGGACAATGAACAGATATACTGGCGCAGGCTGAAGGTTCTGGAGCTTGGCAGTGAGTGGCTGTTCAAGCAGGAATACCCATTTACAGCCATTGAGGCGTTCCAAGTATCGGGTGAGGATTCATTCATTAGCCCTGAGTTGGTGTTCGATGCTAGGCATAGGGATTTGCAGATTGATAACTATGCACCGCTGGTGGTGGGTGTAGATCCAGCAAGGTTTGGTGATGATAGAACGGCTATCGTATGGCGCAGGGGCAGGATTATCACAAAGATCAAGACCTTCAAGCATATTGATACTATGGAGCTTGCGGGTAAGGTTGCCATGATTATACGCGATGAAAGCCCCGATAAGGTGTTTGTGGATGTAGGCGGGCTGGGTGCTGGTGTGTATGATAGGCTGGCTGAGTTGGGGCATAAGCGCGTGGTGGTGGATGTGAATGCTGGCAGCAGGCCAACAGATGGCGATAGGTACAAGAACAAGCGGGCTGAGATGTGGGGCAACATGAAAGAATGGCTGGCGGAGGGGTCAATCCCTGATTCTGATGAACTACAGGCTGACTTGATCGGGGTATCCTACAAGTACGATAGCATGACGCGCTTACAATTAGAGTCAAAAGATGATATGAAGAAAAGGGGCATAAAGTCACCAGATATTGGTGATGCCATTGCATTAACCTTTGCTTTACCTGTAGTAAGGCGGGATGTGAGGGCACAGCGTCCACCGCGGGCGCGTAAACAAAAGCACTTCATGGAGTGGTAGAATGAATAAAGAAACCGTTTTTGAAAAGATTGAGCATTTTCGTGCTGTGGCAGATGACGTTGCCAGTGAGCAACATGAAGAAGCCGAGCTTGATCTAAAGTTCTATAACGGTAAAGAAGAGGCATTAACGCTGGGTGTGTATTCTGAAGACCAGCGCGCCATTGTAAACTTCAACCACATTAAGCCTGTCATAGATGCTGTTAGTGGCTTATTCCGCCAGCTACGCAGAGAGACCATATACATTCCGCGCGAGGGTGAAGAAGAAATGCGTGAGGCATTATCTGCGGCCATGAATAAGGCCAAGGATGTACTGAGCGATGATGCCAACCTTTGTTACTTGGAAAGCCAGCAAGATGCGCTGATGCTTATTACAGGGCTGGGCGCGATAGATACGGGCGTGACGTTCCTGCATAATGCACATGGAAGCGTACGCGGTAAGGTTATTCAGCCCACGCAGATCTACATTGACCCCGGCGCAACCCAGCCCAATCTGATGGATGCTGAGTTCGTACGATACATTGAGCCTATGAGCCTTGGCGTTGCTGTTAAGAAGTTCCCCAATGCAGACGAGGCTGACTTCCTGCCTGTTGATGGTGAGATGGGCGGCTCTGGCAATCGTATCAAGGATAGAAGCCAGCCTGATTATGGCAAGCAGACATGGGATAAGTTCAATGCAAACAAGCAAGTTGGTGTTGAAAAGCTGGAATGGCGCGAGATTGAAACGGTAAGAATATACCGCAATCCTGCCTATGCTAGCAGTGACAATCCGCTATTTGTTGAATACATCATGCAGGAGCTAAATAACTTTAAGGCCACGATTCAAGAGATCATCAATGAAGATGATAGCTATGAAGATGGCTTCCGTGCTGACTTCGATCCAACCAATCAAACGCTGGTAGTTCCTGAGAAATGGGGCGGCGCGCTTGAAACGCTGTTGGCTGAGTTTGGTGAGCTGGAATATGACACACGCGAGCGCTATTGTTACTATACGGCGTTTTCTGGTAGCAGCAGAACGTTTAAGTTCTTCAAGAGTATTGACCAGCAGGGCTTTACGATTAAGGTTAAGACAGGTTATTATGACCATGACTCTGGCACATGGTATGGCATGGTACGCCAGATGCGCGAGCCTTCATTATACCTAAACAAAACCATGACAGAAATGCTTTACATCTTGGCCTCACGGGCTAAGGGCGGCGTGATGTATGAAGAAAGTGCGGTGACTGATCCTGTTGAGTTCGAGGAGCTTTGGGCACAGACGGATGCGGCTATTGAGGTTGCAGATGGTGCGCTGGCTGGTGGTAAGATACAGCCAAAGCAAGAACCTGCGACAGCCACGGGCTACGAGAATCTACTGGCCACGTTCTTTGACTTACCGACAAGGCAGGTTGGTTTAAACCCGCAATTTCTAGGACAGGCGAACGATCCGCAGGTGTCCGGTGTATTAGAACAGCAACGCATTAAGCAGGTGCAGTCTGTATTGGCTGCTTATATTGATAGCATATCCATGTATCAAACTGATATGGCGCGCTTGTTCCTTTCCTACATTCGCTATCTTGTGAAGGTTAATGATAACTTTGCGGTTAGCCTTGTCGGTAAAGATGGCCGTAGTGCTATGGTTGACTTGACCGATGATGTGGTTGACTTGGATTATATGGTTGAGATTGGCGAAGCACCTGCTGGCCCCGCAATGCAGGAGGCGCGGGCTAAAGCTATGATGGCCTTTGCTGATAAGATTGCCACCATGACAGGCAACGTTGCTATATATGGCGTAGCGGCTGAACAGATGGACGCATACGGGGTGAGTCAACAGGACATTCAGAAGATGATGAAGATCATTCAGCCCGAACCAACGCCAGAAGCTATGCAGCAGCAACAGCAGCAGCAGCAGATTAAGCAGCAAATGGCGCAAATGGAAATGGAAAACAAGCAAGCTGATACAGCCAAGAAGATGGCAGACGCTGAAAAAAGCAAGGCGCAAGCTATGGAGATTCAGCAGGAAACAGGGCAGCAGGTTGCTATGAAGCAAATGGATGTTGGCGCTAAGATGGCAGAGCTTGAAGTCAAGAGCGGCGAGACACAATTAAAGCGCAATGAACTAGTTATGAAGGCAGGAGGCCTATTATGAGCATATTAACACCGGAAGCCACGGTATCTGGATTCTTAGCAAGTATAACAGCGTAGAAAGAAGATTTTTTAACCAGCGTGTAGGAGCGTATTATGTCACTGAAAGAAAGAATCGAAGAACTAAAGAAAGAACACAACCTCGACCAGCCAATTGAAGCGATTGAGAAAGAGCAGGATGTGCCGATTGCGCCCGTGGTTGAAGTTGATGATGTTGGTGATGATTCAGGCGAACTGGAAAGCGTCGCGCCAAAGGAAGAGAAAGAAGAGCCTAAAGACCGCCTGCAATATATCCAAGAGCGATTGGACAAGAAGCGTGAAAAGCAAGCCGCTGAACAACCACAGTACCAGCAGCCACAATATGCGCCTGAACAGCCCGCGCCTAGTAGTGCCGAGCAAGTGATTCCTGATATTGTATTGCAGACAGAAGAATATCAGAAATACCTTGAGGATAAGATCAAGCAGGATGTGCAGGCAACCTATCAGAAAGAACTTGATGGAATTAAGCAGCAGCAATACCAGCAGCAAGTCACGGCGGTTTATAATCAGTGGGATTCAGAAAAGACAACCCACGCGCAACGTGATGCAGACTTTGGCGATGCCATCACATTCTTGCAGAACATGTCTATTGATGAATTAGCCACGGCATACCCTAATGCCACGCCAGATCAAATCATGGCCGAGTTGCGGCGTAATGAGGCATTGATGTATGACGGCCTGCGACAGCAGCAATATACAGGTGACGTGCTGGTGGAGCGCCTAAAGCTAGAAGCGCGCAAGAAAGGCTGGCAGCCTTCTGTATCGCCATTGGAGGGCGGAGAGCCTGCGCAGCATCGCAATCTAAATGAGGTGCGCCAGCTAAAAGAAAAGGCAACCAACCTTGTGGATAGCCCTAGTGGAGTTAAGAACAACTCAGCGGCAAAGAAAGTCCACCCTAACCCCATGCAATTAACGGTGCGGGAACGTACTGCTGAAGCTAAAAGAGCGCGTGGCTTAGGTGATAAGTACTACAAGCAATTCTTGCAAAATATGTCGCAAGGCTAAGTTATAGGCCTCATACGTTGCTTATGTGCATTTTTTGGTGTATTATTGCATGAAGCATGTATGGGGTCTGCACCCTCCGGTGTGTATGGGCTAGCCACCAAGCCAACTTCTAGCGCGTATGGATTCCGCACCCACAGCGAGTATTGGAGACTTTCCGCAGGTCATTAATCTAATTTAATGGAGGCTAGAATGACTACTCATTCAATCCCTTCTGGTGATGCCGCTAATATTGCTATCCGTTCGATGGAATATTATGCTGAAAAGTATCAACGCCAGAATCTAGGTCTCTTGTCTGAAAATGGCTGTATCAAAAAAGCTGAAGAAGTTGGTGCAGGTCAGGCAGGTGACACAATCACAGTTAACACATTTGGTGTCTTAGGTGGCACAGGTGTTGGCGAAAACCAAGCAGTAGAAGGCAACGAGCGTGATTTATCACGTGGTACTTTCTCTATGTCATGGAACGAAACTTGGCAGGGCATCCGTGTTCCTTCTAAGACTAACATCCAGCAAATGCGCTTACAGCAAAATTTGTCTGAAGTTGGTATGACCATGATTATGGATTGGCACATGGATCGCATGAACTATGCTATCATGAACCAAGCCGCTGGTAACAACGCAACATCCATTGTTATTACCGATGGTGGTTCTACAACCACCTATTCCGGCGCTAACCGTGGCTTTATTTGGGGTCATAACACACCAACCGATCCAACCTCTGCACGTATTTCGCGCCCTAACAGCCGGACTACTGACGAGACTTTGGTTGCTGGTGATGAGTTCACTCTTGATTTGCTTGATGAAATGATTGCTGACATCACAGGCGGCGGTATTCCGTTTTGCCCGATTTCTGATGACATCTATGCAATTGGTTTCTTACACCCTAAGCAAATCAAAGACCTGAAGAAAGACACGTCTGGTTCTATCCAATGGTTGACAGTTGAAACATCACTCGCCTCTGGCGGTGATATGGATAACTTGAAAGTTGGCACTAATGGGGGCCGCCGTGCGATTGCACAATACGAAAACGTGTTGCTGTATTCCGATCCGCGCGTTCCTTATGGCGTAAACAGCACAACTGATGCCGCTGTAACATCTGCACGCCGTGCAGTGTTCTTTGGTAAGGATGCTATTTATGGTGCCTCACCACTTGGACTATCACTTAGCGATGACAATATTCCAATCGTCATTGCTGAAGAAACGTTTGACTATAAGCGTTTTGATGGTGTTGCTGGTGGTTCATTCTGCGGCTTCAAGAAGTTCGTGGGTGAAGGCGGTCAAGATAACAACGTTGCAGTAATTGCAACTTACGTAGCATAACGGAGGCTATCATGACTACACCTACAATCTTTAGTAACCTAGTTGGAAGCGATGGCGAGGGTAAAAGCCAGAAGTTCATGACGAGTGGGGCGGTATTTGTTAACAAATCCGTAACAACCATTCCTCTTGCAACTGCTGGTGCAGCCACTGCTGGTTTCCAACGAGTTCGCGCAGGCGAGCGTATTGTTGGGCTACAAATCAAATCCGATGATCTTGATACAGGCACAGCAATCACACTGGATGTTGGTTTTTCAACAGACAGCGGAACTAGTGAAGATCTAGACGCTTTCTTTGATGGAATTGACATCCTTCAAGATGCTGGTTCTGTTGCATGGCCTTTGGCCGATCAAGCAGCAGGTGGCGCTGAAGGCGTTCTTATTCCAAGCGATGGGTATTTAACCTATACGTTTGCGGATAGTGGCTCAGGCGGCACTACAACGGCTGGTGATATTCACTGTGTAGCACTTGTGGCTTACGGCGAAATCTAATGCCAACACTCGGGTCTCTGGTAACTGATATATCTACCATTCTGAACGATAGTTCAGTGCCGGAGACCCGTATCAAATCGGCTATTAATTCCACGATTGATAGCTTGGAGACTTATGGGTTCTGGTTTCAGCAGGCGATGGAAACCTACACACTGACAGCCGGAGCAAATCTGTTGGGATCAGATCCCACCAATTTCAGTCACGAGTTTTCACGCGGTGGCTTAACGATTCAGGATGGAACAGAAACCTATCCACTGAAGAAAGTTCACCTACAAGAATATGATTGGTTTAATGCCCAAAACAACGCGCGGCCTTTGGTTTATACGCGCTTGAATGAACAGTTTTTATTGTATCCCTTTCCAGATCAAGCCTACACGGCATATCTGCGCTATTTCAAGACATACTCTGATTTAGTGAATGATGGGGATACGAACGATTTTACAGATAATGCAGCACGCCTTGTTAAATATCAAACGCTGGCAGATCTCTTCATTGACGAGAGAAAGTCCACCGAGCGTTATAATGATTACAAGGCACGGGCTGATATGGAGATGCGGCGTTTGACTAAACAGTCTGGCGACAGGCGCGGCACTAAGAGAACAACGCCGGACGGAGTTATGCCAACTTACATGGGGAGATTATCATGACAACAGTAACCAAAGGTGAGTTGAATCGTTACAACGTTCAGCGCAACCAAATCAAGAACATCACAGAAGCAACTTATACGCTGACGGGTGACGAAGCTAACCAAACTGTGACTGTAAACGCAGCCGCAGGCTCTGCGTTAGTGCTGCCAGACGCAACTGGAAGCGGTGACGTGTTTAAGGTTATCTTAGGCACAACAGTATCATCCAACACAACCACAATTAAAGCTGCTAGTGCTAGCGATGTGTTTGTAGGTTATGCAACCTTATTGCAGGATGCTGCCAATACTGTGGCTGCCTTTGAAACTGCCGGAACGACTGATACCATTACTTTTAATGGCACAACAACAGGCGGCATAGCTGGCGCTAAGGTTGAGCTTCAGGACATTGGTTCGGGTGCGTGGCAAGTTG